ATAGTATTCCATCAAACCAAGATATATTATGTATTGTAGTAATTAATTCAGGTGTTATGTTCATTTCTTTTTCTTTCTTTTAAATGTTCTTACATTTTTAGGTTTACCTCCAGGATTACCTGCAGCTCTTTTTCTTTTTACAGCACTTCTTATCTGTGATTTAGTCATCCTATTAGCAGTAGCTCTAGGTACACATTTAGGATATTTTCTTTTACTTGTTTTAGTAGACTTTCTACCACAAGCTTGAAACTTTCCTTTTTTCTTTTTAGCACCTATATCTACCCAGTCACCTTTAGGTCCTTTACCAAACCAAGCAGTAAGACCACCTGTAGGTTTAGGCATAGCCACCACCACGTTTTTTATAAGTACGTACCAACCATCCATTAGCATATGCACTTGGATAAACTTTAAACTTACGTTTAGCTTCTGCTTTTACTCTTGCATATAATGCAGGATTAGTTGGTCTTGCACCTTTTTTCTTTTTAGTTTTTTTCTTTTTAGCAGCCATTATTTTTTCTTCTTTTTTTTCATTGTTTTTTTCTTTTTCTTACCTCTGCCTAATAAAGGTACTTTACCTCCCTTAGCCATATACTTAGAACCTTTAGCCATGTACTTTGTACCTTTAGCCATATATTTAGCTTTTTTCATCATTAGTTTTCTCCTTATAAAGATTATTAAATGTTACATTTGGATCTGTATAACTATCATGTATTTCTGCAGAATGTATATATTGACTTGGTGCAAAATCTGGTGCACCTTCACCAGCAACCCATAATGCAGGATTAGTTACTCTAACTCTATTATTAGGTAGTGCTACAATATTACCAGTCCACTTACCAGCATCTGTTAATTGTAATACATGACTTTGCTTATGTTGTGCAGGGTCATCACTTATATAACTATCTGTATAATCAACTGTAAACATATATCTACCTTTATAAAACTCTCCACCTATTTTACAATGCCAAGGACTAGAACTTATTCTATCCATCACTATTACTGAGTGACCTCTAGAAGAACAATCCCAAGGTTGTGCTAAATGAGTATCCATTCTATCTGGCATTTTTTCTAGCACTTCATCTGCAATCAAACTTGTGATTGGAAGACGTGCCCACATTGCACCACCTACTGTATTTTCTTCTTCTTGTATACCAGTAAATACAACTTGAAAACTTAGACATCTGTCTGGTACTGTATTTACTGCAATCGCTAAACCATGTAAATGTTCACCATGATACTTTATATGGTTATGCGTAAACTCTTTTCTTACCCAACATTTGAAATGTGGAATATTGCTTATTAGATATGACAATTAACACCTCCATCTTCTCCTTGCTTGTCTTAATCTTGAATTAGGATTTTTGGCTGCTTTAGGAAACTTTTTCATTTGTCCTGCAGATCTAGCACAAAAACTCTTTCTTCTTTTAGCTCTTTTTCCTGTTGGTTTCTTTTCTGTTACAGCAGTCTTTAATTTACTGCCTGGATTCTGTCTTCTATATTTAGCAACACCTGCTGCTGTTAGTCCAGCACCACTTTTGGTAGGTCTTTTATGACCACCACCAATAGTCATGCCTTTCATTCCTAATCCTTTTCTTTTTCTTTTCTTAGCCACTTGTTGCTCCATAACCTCTAAGTGCTTTACCAACACCTCTAGGTTTTTGTTGTGTTCTCTTTTTAAGTTTTTTATTTTTTATTATTTTAGGTACAAACTTTTTCTTTTTTCTTTTTAATAAACCTAGTAGTCCACCTTTCTTTTTAAATTTTATTGGTAATTGAATTGCATCTACTTCTTTAACACCTATCAAATCATCTTCTGGTATTTCTCTACGTAATGGTTTAAATGCTTTTAAAGAACTTTTATATTTTCTTAATAATTTTTTTTCAGGTTCATAAAATCTATCTCCTGTTTTTACAATAGATGGTCTAGCACCTTCATCTAATAAAGTTGAATTAACTACATCTCTAGCAAAAGCATCTGCATCTGCATCATTAACTCCAGGTCTACGTGTTTTTATATCATCTACAGCATCTACATAAATATTCATTGCTCTATTTAAAAGTTCTCTTTCTTCATCTGGCAAATTAAGAAGTTGTTCTTTTGTATAATCATCAACTAATTTTACATTTAATGTTTTTGGTTGCATCCCAGATACTTTACCACTAGAATCTATAAAACCTGGATCTAATTGTTTTAGTCTATTATAAAATGCAGTCTCAGCTCCTTTAACAGTATAACCTCGACCTTCTGGATTTGCAAATTCTGAAACACCTTCATCTATATAATCTTGTTCAAAAAAAGGAGTTCTACTTTGTTGTTGTTGAACTCTTTCCATTTCTGCTCTAACTTTAGGATCTATCTCAGATGTTAATCTTCCTTCTTCATCTACTCTAAATCTTTTACCTGATCTTCCTGTAGTTGTACCTATAGGTTCATCAGGTATTTCTCTTTGTAATTGTTCAAACTCTTCTATAAATTTAGGATCATCTAATTCTTTAGCTCTTTGTAAAAATGTATCTTTAGGTTTTGTAACAGACTTTTTAGGTATTATAGGAAAAGGACTTCCTTCTGGTCCAGTTACTTCTCCTAATATATCTAATTGTCTAGGTGTTCTTACTAAATCTTTTTTTAATAAATTTTCTTCATCACTTAATCTTGCTATAGAATCTAATGCATATTTTTTTACATCTCCTAAATTAACTGTTAAGTCAGTAGCACCTCTTTGTTTACGTAATTCTTTTACAATATTTTTTACTCTAGTATCAGCTTTTATTTTATCTAAAGAAGTTTTACGTAAAAATTGATCTAAAGATTTAATTTTTGCTAATTCTTTTTGAATATTACGTAAAGGTGTTTTAGATTTTACTGTTGGAGTTAAATCATAAAAAGATTTTGAATCAAATAAACTTGTTAATTTTTTACTAGCATTAGTAGAATAAACACCTTTTAAATTAAAAAACTTTTGCATAACATCATTTAATTGTCCTCTTGATTTTTTTTCAGCTGATGTTATTCCTTTTTCATTTAATAAAGGTCTAATTTCTTTATTATAAAATTGTCTTAAATTAGTTTTATTAAATGTTATAGGTGCAGCATCTTTAACTTCTAATTTAGTACTTTCTCCAGGAAGAAACTTTTTACTAGGATCATCTCTAAAATCTTTTAGTCTAGGAGATGATGTTAATCCTGATTCATTAAAAGCAACTTTTCCATCTTCTTTATTCATAAAGTCATCAAACTTATCAATAACTTTTTTACCAACTCTAGACATTACTCTTTGAAAAGCTGCAGAATTTTTAAACATTATTTCTTACCCTTTTTCTTTTTGTTCTTTTTTTTAACTTTTTTATTTTGTAATCTTTTAGTTAATTGCATTCTAATACTTGACCTACCTATTGTCATTATTTACATGCCTTTCCATAACCTCTTAATGCTGCTCCTACACCTCTAGGTTTTTTTATTTTCTTTTTAGTTCCTACTATACCACCTGTAGCTTTTTTTTTCTTTTTAAGAACTTTATCTAATTCTTTAGTAACTGCTATATTTTCATGTCTTCGTTGTGATTTAGTTGGCATAGGTCCAGTAAGCATTTTTATTACACTTTTTCTAAGTTTTTTATGTTCTTTAGTTAAAGGTTTTCCTTTATCTGCACCATGTCCATATACAAGTTCTTTTCTATTTTTACTTTTTATAGATTCAGGTTTTTTTACTTTATTTAATTTTGTAAAAGTAGCTTTACTTCCACCACCTAATCCAAAGCCAGTTTTACCTAATCTTTCTACTAAAGGATCTATTTGTTTTATCTTATAAGAATCATCTTTACCATTTTTACTCATAATTAATTACTCCCTTTAACTAAAACATTTGGAGCACCACTTGGATTATGTGCAGTCTCCATATTATCCTGTCTTGATCTTCTTGCTTGATTACGTAATCCTTCTACAGCATTTACATAATCACCTTGGTATAATTGTACACCATTAGGATTTTTCATAAATCTATTTGCTTCTATCATACATGCATAAAATAATGCATCATAACAAAACTCACTAAAATAATTTGTTGTAGTTACACTTGTACCTGTAGCACTTGCTAAACCTAATGGTTTACGCACATAAGATATTTCTCCTGATAAAGCAGATGCAGGAGTTGGTACTATATATATTGATGTTTGATTTTTTCTAGCGTAATATCTAGGAGTACCTGTAGATGCACTTGCATAAGGAAAGTAATCTATAGCATACTCATAAGGTCTTTGTAAGATTGTTGTTATATTAGAAGAAGCACTTGTTTTAAAATTAACACTTCTTATAATTCTTGTTTCAGCAGGAAGACTAACAACTGGATTAGACGCTGTAAAAGAAAAAGAGCTAAACTGTGTTAGCCCTACATCATCTAAATCTTTTGTTAAACGTACTTCTGCTTTTTCAATAAAGAAAGAAATATGTTCTTCAAATTCTGAAGAATCATTCTCACTTGTATTTATTATATCTGTTTTGAGAAAAGCAAAATCAGGCATTAGTCTAGCCTACAAATAATGTAACACTACCTGCATTCGGAGTAGATACACTTACTGATCCACTACACCTAACACCCATATCACCTATATAAATATCTGCTGTTCCACTAGCTGGAACTTGAAACTTTATCTTATCTCCTGTACTATCAGCTATAGCAAATGTACCTGCTATAGTAGAATATGCATGAATAGCTACTATTCTTGTAACACCATTCGTTGCAATAATTACTCCATCTCCACCTGATTTATTTACTGCTGTTATATTTTTAGCCATCTATTATCCTTAAAGTATAGGGAGAGTATTTTACTACCCTCCCTAGTGGTTAGTGGTTATGCACCCTCGTTACCTACGTAACTTCTCCAGTCAGATACTCCAAAAGAATATCTTTCTCTAGCTTTGAAACGTAAGTTACCAGTATCAAAATCTGGTTCCATCTTGGTTTGTAAAGGTGTTCTATTAAACATCTTTGCACCATTTGGAATATCAGTTTTGAAAAAGTATGCATTAGTATCAGTGAATCTTCTATTCACAAAGTAACCTTGTGGAATAACACCCATACTTCTAACAGCATTAATGTCATTTACGTTAGTAATTCCATTACCACCATTAGCAGCAGTAGTTGTTGAATATTCACTTTGTAATACTTGAGCTGCAGTAAAAGTTAAATCAACAGGAACATGTAATGATACAGCTTGTGCACCTATTAATATTCCTCTATCATCTTTAGTCTTTTGAATCTGTATAACAGCAGTTTCAATAGAAGCTTCAGATAATGCTGCTCCAGTATATAAGTTAGTCTGCGTACCTGCTGATATAGTTGGATGAGATGCACTAAAGAATGGTTGACCATCACCTATAGCATCAGATGCTGCAGTGCTAAAACCATTGTTAAATATCTTAGCAGCTTTTACCTGCTTAGTATTTGCCATAGCTCTAGCTAATCCTTTTGCTCTTAACTTTGCAAAAGTATCATATAGATTGTCTTCCATTGCTTCTTCTGTGACAGCAAAAGCTAAAGCTATAGTCTCGTTGTCGTAACGAGCTGTATAACTTTCTTGAGCATCATCAAAAGAAACTGATTCACCCTCACCTTTTACAGGTGCAGTTCCAAATCCTGTAAATAGAACTTCTTCTTCAAAAGCCCTATCAGAATTTTCTATTTCAAAAAGAGGTTGATGTTCGTCATTTACCTCACCATACTCCGTACCAAAAACTGCGTTCAATCCTGGTAGGAGTTCTTTAGCAATACTTGCTCTATTTATAGCCATATATTATTCTCCTTTAGATTATGCAGTTGACGCAGTTGCAGTGACATATCTGTCTCTGTGCGTGTTTAAAAATACTTCAACGATTGGAAAAGCATCAGTGTCGTCATTTTCTTCGCCATCCTTTTTCTTACCAATCACTCTTGCTACTTGTTCTGTTTCACCACCAGAAGCTGCTAGTAAATAATAACTAGAGTTTCCAGTTGTTGTATCACCAGAACTTGCTGTAGAACTAACAGTACAATTATAATTCTTTTGTACCATTAATTCATTAGCAGATAATGATAATGAACATTGAATGTAGTAAGTTTGATTTGGATCTGTGATGATAAAGAATTTAACATCTGAGTATCCGTTTGCAGAAGTTCCTGTTGTCCAATGTCTACTAAACTTTTGTTCGCCATTTAACACAAAAGAACACCCTGCAAATACACCTGAAGGTTTTAGTGTTGCTGCTATAAAAGGTGAAATAGTTGCAAAGTTTGCACCTGGCAGTACAACAGGGTCTCCTGTAAATATTTTATTAGTACATGCTCCACCTGATGTAGGTGAAAAAATATCTGTGAAAGAACCAGTGTTGTAAGCTCCACCCTTTTTTCTAGCAGGAACGAAACCTTGAAAAGCTTTTGTATGAGCCATGTTTCCTCCTAATAAGTTAAAAAAGTATTAGAGAATTAACTCTGAAATTTTGGAGTTCTTCCTCTAATGGTTTGAGATTTACTTGAATTACTGATTGGCATTCTAGAATTATTATTCTTCATTAATTGACTGT